CAAAAGACTGGTTTTAGGTCGGCTTAGAGATGAGTTCGGTGATAAGCCAGATGATTACAACGTACAAGCTAGTTGTCTTAAGGCTGCTTAATGTTGGTTATCATAGAATCGCCTTACAAAGGTAAGGTAAAACAAAACTTAGCATACGCAAAAAAGTGTATGTTTGATTCATTAATGCGAGGCGAGTCACCATTTGCCTCGCATTTACTTTATACGCAAGTCTTAGATGATGCGATCAAAAAACAAAGAACAATGGGCATGGAAAGAGCATTTGAGTGGTACAAACACGCAGATCTGATGGCAGTTTATATAGATAAAGGAATATCAGATGGCATGAAAAGGGGCATTGAAGTGGCAGAAAAGCTCGGAATAGAAATGGTTTATAGGACATTAAATGGAAATAGTAATAGAAGGTAGCACAATATATAATGGCGACTGTTTAGAAGTCATGGATACAATAGATAAATGTTCGATTGATAGCGTGGTAACTGATCCGCCGTATCACCTTACATCAATAGTTCAAAGATATGGCAAAGAAGGTTCTGCACCACCAAAGGATTACAACCAGTCTGGTGTGTTCAAGCGAACATCAAAGGGTTTTATGGGTAAGGAGTGGGATGGTGGTGATATAGCTTTCCAAGCAGATACATGGCGTAAGTGTTATGAGTTGTTAAAACCAGGTGGTCATTTGATAGCGTTTAGTGGATCACGAACATACCACAGAATGGCGTGTGCCATAGAAGATGCTGGCTTTGAAATCAGAGATCAATGTATTTGGTTGTATGGTAGTGGTTTTCCTAAAAGCCTTAATATCGGCAAGGAAGTTGACAAGAAGATGGGTAATAAGCGTGATTTTGTCGGAACAATACATAGAGGTAGTGTAAAAGATGCTATAGAAAAAGGCGTAGGTTATACGGCTGATCCAGCGAACAAAAACAACAAAGCCATTTTTGGATATGGAACTGAAACAGTAACAAAAGGTAGCTCAGAATGGGAAGGTTGGGGTACTGCACTTAAGCCTGCACATGAACCAATGGTGTTAGCAAGAAAGCCCTTGTCAGAGAAGTCGGTGTCGGACAACGTAATGAAGCATCGGACTGGTGCAATAAACATTGACGAGTGTCGGATACAAGGCGAGGTCAAGCACCCAAACACAATGCCAGACTTCCGTGATCAGGGCGAACAAAGTAAAAAAGCAATTGGTGTGGACAAGCTATCATTTGGTCAGACATCTAACGTCAAGCGAAAAAAAGTTGTTCGCCAAGCCAGGTCAACAGATGGCGTATGGACTGATGACAATAGTGGCATGAAGTCGGAGGGATCGGAGTTCGCAGATGCAGACCCAAGAGGGCGTTGGCCTAGCAATGTAATGCACGACGGAAGCGAACAAGTGCAAGATATATTTCCAAATACTGTCAGCACGGAGGTCAGTAGACAACGAACACACAAGGGGATTTGGTCTGGTGAACTTAATGATACCGAACAATTCATGCCAGCTTACGGAGATCATGGTAACGCATCTCGGTATTTTTATTGTGCAAAGACATCTAAAGATGAACGTAAATTTGGACTAGGTGGTGAGATAAAAGCGAACACACACCCAACAGTTAAACCAGTTGAGCTAATGAGATACCTTGTTCGCTTGATTACGCCCAAAGGAGGGCTTGTTCTCGATCCGTTTATGGGTAGTGGATCAACTGGCATGGGTGCAAGAGAAGAAGATTTTAGGTTCATTGGCATAGAAAAAGAACGTGAATACTACGAAATCGCCAAAGCCAGAATAAAAAATGTAAAACCACAGTTAAAATTGTTTGACATATAGGTAATGAGTGCTTATATATATAGTATAACATTTTTAACAAAAGGAGAGTATGTTATGAATATGAAGAAACTTAATATGTTTTCAGATCAAGCCGAAGATATTAAATTAGGCGATATGGAAAACTGGTTAGATCAAGAGATTGCTAACACTAGTAATCAATCAATCAAAGAAGAGTTAAAAAAGCATTATAATAATATTAGTAATATTAGAACTTTTTATGCACAACACCAGTATAACAAACATCAAGAAGAAAATCTTGTTGGTGAATTGCATGAAGGCATTACTGATTTACATAATCAATTGCAAAGTGGCAAGATGACTCTTAAAGATGCCAACACTATTGCTATTAACATTTGCAAAGGTATCACAGAAGAATTTGTGGAGAGGCAATAATGTTATATGGTGCATATGGTGCGAATCTAAATATGTCCAATATGGAAGTGCGTTGTCCACAAGCAAAGCCTATGATTAGTTTTATGCTTAAGGATTATAAACTTGTATTTAATGGCGTTGCAGACATCATTAAGTGCAAAGGTGCAGAAGTGCCTATTGGCTTATGGAAGATTACAGATAAGTGTGAGAAAGCCTTAGATAGATTCGAGGGTTTCCCTTATCTGTATAAAAAGATTTATGTCAAAGACCTTGATATTCCAGGTGCAAGAGAAAAATGTATGTTCTACGTCATGCGTAGAAAAGGGTACAACGTGCCACAAGCATTTTATTACAACTGTATTGCACAAGGTTATGAGGATTTTGGTATGGATAAAGACTATTTGTGCTGGGCAGTTCGTGAAGCTGAAGAAGCTCAAGAACTCAAAGTTAATCTAGCAAGGAAAGTTGGGTCATAATGGCTAAAGTTAAAAACTTTCCTAGAGTACGTTGTACAAAATGCAATGAACAGATTCTGCGTAACCGAGAACTGATTGTCAATAAACGAACAATCTGTCTTGGTTGTGCAGTAGAGATGGGTCTTACACAAAAAATTAAACTAGATATTAATCATAAACAGAACTGTTACAAACGTGCAGGATTAGGCGATGATGATTGTCATTATTGTTGGGTGCAAACGTGGGGAGCAATGCGTGATTTAGGCTATGAATGTACCAATAATGGCTCGTGGTTTAAACGTACAGATTTCCACAATGTACTGGTCATTTATGAGTAATTTACTTACCACTTACCAACTTACTTGGTAAGTAAAAATAGAGGGAAGTTATAAGTCATTGATAATATTAGATAAATTAAATCAACTTACCGAACTTACTTTTTACCATTGCAAGTTAATTTTAGCTTGTAAGTCATTGATTTTATTGGTACTTACCAACTTACCGAACTTCCCCCCCTATAGGGGGTATAGGGGGGTGGTAAGTAACCCACCCCATACCCTATATACATTGTTAGCAAAAAAGGAGAACTTATGCCAAGAGTAGGAGAAGATCTGTCTAGGGAGCAAAGGCTATCTGGTCAAAAAAGATTAACAGATAAACAACAGGCTTTTTTGGATAACTTCATGCACAAAGATATGACACAGACTTCTGCAGCACGATCTGCGGGATATGCGAATCCTGGTGTTGATGCTGTTCGCTTGTTGCGTAACCCAGTGGTGCAAGAACGATATCAAGAAATGCGTGAGGAGGCTCGGTCTAGGTTCGGTGTAACGATCGAGAAGTCAGTTCGTGATCTGCTTAAGATTAGAAATGAAGCGTGGGAAAGTGGTAAGTTCGGTGAAGCTATTCGTGCTGAAGAACTCAGATTAAAAGCGACAGGATTGCTTGTAAATAAGGCTCATGTGCTACATGAACAAGCAGACACTATGACAAGAGAGCAAATACTAGAAAAACTACAAGAATTTCAAAACCTTGCACAGAAACGCATGAAAGTAGCCACAAAGACCCATAACGACCCACAGACGATAGAACATAATAGCGTTAAGCCCACAAAATAACGCTAACACTTGGCGTGTTCGGTGAGGCGTTGGGGGTCGGGCTTGACCAGTCGGTGTGTCGGACTCGGACTTTCGGACTCGGACTCGGACTTGTTCGGTGTCGGTGCTTCTCGGACTGCCTTGCCTATGCTCTTTTTTCTGTGTTGTTCGGTGGTCTTCCAGGCTGCTTCCAGCAAAACCGAATAATTGTTCGGTGGTCTTCTAGGGCTAAGCTGGCGTAACGAACTATTGTTCGCTAACGCACCAGGTAACATTTGGCCGAACACGAACAGAAAAAAATAATATTAGTTGTTGACAAGTAGGCAGTAATTGCCTATATTAATAGTACAAACAAACGAATCAAAGGGAGTCTATTATGGATGATTTAAAATTTAATACTGTTGAGTATTCAACGCAACTCTTAAAAGATGCTTTCCCAAAGGGGTCAACTGTTTACTTAGTAATCAGACAAGTATCAAGAAGTGGAATGTATAGGCATATCAGTTGCCACTCTGTCAAAGATAGTAACATTCACCATTACTCTTATCATGTTGCCAAGGTTCTTAAGTGGACTTACAAAGATAAAACCAACTCCGTTGGTGTTGGTGGTTGTGGTATGGATATGGGTTTTCACATGGTTTACACTCTTGCGAGTGTTTTGTATGGCGATGGCTATGCACTTAAAGAAAGGTACATTTAAGATGTTTTGGATGTTCTTAGTTAATGCACTCGGCATGATCACAATGTTCGTATTTTTCTTTTATTTATTACTAATCACATAGAAAGGGGGATTGTTCGCAAAAAGCCAGAGCTTCACGCTCTGGTTTTTTTGTTCGGCCTTTCAGCTCCCAGGGCGTAAAGCGAACCATTGTTCGCTCTCGCTTCCCGGGCACCTGGTGTGTCGGCCAAAAAAAGTCGCAGAAATCTGCGATTGTTCGCTCTACCACCCGGGTAAATACCTGGAAGCAACTTACCGGGCTAGGTACGGACTGAACTATTGTTCGGTCTGGTGCCCAATCACCAGTTCATCGGGCTCGGTGTCGGTGTCGGTGTTGGGCTTCGGAGTCGGTGTTCTGTGTCGGATTTGCTTCCCGGTCCCTGGCTCCAGGTCTTTTTTGAGCGAACATTGATAAAAAATAGCTTTTTTTTGAGGTAAAATTTAAACGAACATTTATTACTTTAAGGTATACAATGCCTATTAAATTTAGTATACTTGATTCGTTACAAACAAACATTTTAACAACATAAGGAAAAACATTATGACTAATATAAAAACAGATAGAGCACTAGGATTTGAAAGAGAATTTGATAATCTTGCTCCTACTACTTTACAACATGAGATTAATACTAATTATCCACATCTTAATTTTTTAAGAGTAATTAGAGACGGATCGCTACCTAATGGAGGCGAGGTAGTTTTTCCACCTTTAAGTTTTAAGGCAGAATCCACTTGGCAGATTTCAAGCGAGGTTAATGATATTATTATTAGACTTGGAGGTAGAATTACAAAATCATGTGGGCATCATGTACATGTAGGTCTTAAACCAATAACAATGGATGCAGAAGAGTTTAATACTAAATCTATTGCTAAGTTTAGACAAAACAAATACTTTCAAGACTCAAACGATGCTATTCAATTCGAGGTAATAAAAGATGTTTGTTTTAGGTATGCTAAACATCAATTGATTATAAATTCTTTTTTAGCTCCTAGTAGAAGAGACTCAAGGTATTGTAGAAATATGGCAGATAGAGTTGCAAGAATTGAAAATTGTACAAACTTAGCACAATTGCAACAAGTTTGTGGAGGCAAGTTTAATGCAATTAATATTTCACATCTTGAGTCCAATGGTGGAGGTAAACTCACAATTGAGTTTAGACAACATCAAGGCACATTTAACAATGTTAAACTTAAAAACTTTGTTGAGTGGATCGTGACTCTTGTTGATTATTCACATCACCAAAGATTCAATTTAGTTGATCAAGGAACACGATACACAGAAGAGTTAAGGAACACGATGCCTCCTTATTCTAAACTGTGGAAGGTTTTTGAAATGTGCCAATCTGTTAATGGTGCAACGACTCAAGAGATTATGAGTCAATGTGGTATTAACGATGCAAGATCTGTGCGACGTACAATCAATACAATTAGAAGGAAGGTTGGTTGTACTCAATGTGTGATCACATTGAATCAAGAATTCTATGGTCACCTTAATGGATCATCTAATGGAATGTACGATCTTAATGGATACAAGATTCCCACAGAGATCGAGAGAGTCTCAAATGGTACAATGCAATTAAATAACAATAGCGATTGTATTTGGTCTAATATTACAGATGAGTTAAAAGAATATTTAGAAAACAGATTTACAAGATAGCTTGTAAATCTACAGATTCGGATCGGTGGGGTATAGGGATATACCCCCCTTTTTTTATATTTTGTAAATAGTACGCACCTTGCACTAACTTCACCTCAAACAGCCCCCAGTGTTTTGAAAACGGCAGCCCAAAAAAATTTTATAAAAAATTTCTTGACCTTTAGGCACTGAAAACCTATAGTCATGTTATGAAGATATATACCATGAAATATGATGGTGGTAGGTTTGAAGTGCATGGCGACCCAGCACAGATGATTGACCAGATCACAAAAAAATCACAAATGGCTTTTAGAACAAGGGAAGATCTTAGGCGTACTTATGCCTCGTTGGTATCAGATTACAGTGGAAATCCAGTAAGATTTGGTTCTGATGATGATTTCATTGAGGATTTAATAGAATTTGGAGTATTAGAGGAAAAAAATGAAGAAAAATGACAAAAGTTTTAGTGATTGGACTGGAGATAACCTTAAAGAACACCGAAAAGGGCTTAGTCTTAGTCAAATAGACATGGCAAAGAAGCTAGGCATGAGCGAAAGAGGGTATAGATGCTACGAAACTGACCATTATCGCATACCATTGTCTGTCAAGTACGCTGTGTTGTACTTGAGCGAGGCCAAAACGCCGAAAAAGGGCAATGAAGAAGTAGTAAATTACGATCAGAACAAAAATCCTTTAACAAAACATGAAGAACAACGCATTTGGAAGCTTTGTAATGCGATAGATCACACAATTGGCGACGCAGAGAAGCGTCAAGATGAGATTTGGGTAACAAGATTATTGGATCAGAGCAATAGAGAGATGACAATGCTATTGCAAAAAGCCACTTAGTAAGATACTATCTCCAAAAGACGTTAAATTTGGAGATTTTTGATGGCAAACGGACCTATGGGTGGTTTTATGCCGACACCAGCGGCACCTGCACAACCTCCTTCGGTAAAATTAGACACTACAGCTGCAAGTCGTGGCACATTTAACACGTTTTTAAGGAATATGAATGGTGCCATGAATCCTCCATTAGCACCTATGGTGGGTGCCGCAGCCCCAACCTTGGCACCCACAATGTCTGATATAGATATATTTAATCCACCAGTGCAAAATTTTCAGTTTGGAGGCTTTGCTGATGACACAGTAGGAGACACCTCTGGAACTTTCAGCGTAAGTGATAGTGGAGACACATCAGATAGTTTTGATTTTTTTTCAGGCAGTGATGAGCCAAGTTCAGTTTTGACTGGGGGTGATGATCAAGCGATATCTGACCTTATAGCCGCAGGCACAAATGTTGTGCCACAAAATGTATTTGCAGATGACGCTGCTTTTGTTGATCGTGGTGGTGTAAATGTTGGATTAGAAACTGGTGGAGGCTTTAGTTTAGGAACGAAGCCGCAACTTCCAGGTGATAGATTTACACGTTTTGAAAACGTGCCTTTTGCTTTGAGGGGTATAGGAAGAGATTTCAGAACAAAGTTGGATAATTCAGGAGATGATGGTTTAACAGTTGCAAGTTATTTTAACACTTACAATCCAGAGGGTAGTAATGCAGATAGAATAGCGGAGTTTAAATCTTTAACGGGCAAAAGTGGTGATGATAAATTGTCCATTGGCGATATGCCGAATATTATGAATATTCAAAGTAAGTATGAGGCTGGTATAAGAAATGTTCAACCTGCCGTTTTACAAGCAGCGGTTAAATCTGTGCCAATTGATGATGAAACTCAAGTTAGAAATATTTTTGGCGATGTTAGTTTAGCTGGTCTAGGCGAGGGCGATCCAAGATTAGGCATAGATTTATTTGAAAACATAGTTCCCGATCCAGCAGTTGCACTAAAAAACTTTCAAACTGGACTACCAGGTACAAACTTACCAAATGTTGGATCAACAAGAAGTACAGTTGCACAAGATCAAGCAAGAGCGATTGCTAATCTAGTTGGTGGCTCTCCACCTCTAACTGATGTTGAAAGAGGGCTACAACAAAATCAACAAGCTTTGATGGCACAAAGAGGTAGAGCGTTAGGTCCAATAACTTTTTCAGATGATTTAGCAGGTGGCACAGGTAGAAGTGATCCGTTTGTAGGTCCTGATTTAGATGCGTTAAGATCTGAGAGAGCTACATTTGACACTATTTTTGATCCTGATACTTACAAAGGACCTAGAAAAGATATACCAAATGCTGGAATGATAGGTGGCAGAAGAGACCCAAAATTAACGATTGCCGATGACACCGACCCTAGAGAGGACACGTTAGGTGTTTTACCAGCACAAACTATAGCTGATATTGAAAGATTAAGTAATGTGCCAGTTGGTCAAAGAAAAGCAGGCCCTGGATCAGATCCAGCATTTTTTCAAGGATTAGGTCTACCATCATTTTTTGATGGCATTGAAAGATTTAGCAGAGATAGAATGGCAGCTAAATTAGCTCGTGGCGATGTGCCAGAAGATAGAATTGTCCGAAATGATAGTGGTAGGGTTGTGGCGTTAAAAGATCAATTTGGAAGGACTGTTGAGGGTGTAGATCCAAATGAGCCGATTGGTGGTAGCGATGATAATCAAGAGCCTATAATCAGAAGACCTATTATTCCTCCAAAGGAAGAAGAAGACATGACCAAAAAGCCACCAAACATTATTGGTGGCACAGAGCCAATAGCTGCGTTACCAATAGAAACACCAACAGTTGTTGCAAGTCCTTTTGCACCAGCAACTTCTAAGATTGAGCCAGTAACTTTTGACAGTGGGCAGTTAAACAAGTTGATTGAGTTATTAACTGGTGTATCTGCCAAGCCAGTTGTATCTGCTGCAGAGGGTGGTTTAATTAGAGCGGTAGATGATTTCTTAGCCACAGGAACATGAACCTAGATTTTGCAGAATATTTAAGTGATGATGAGTTATCAAAGATAGCTCCCATGCTTGAGAGATTGTCTATGCTTGAAAAGCAAAAGCTTAGTCAAGACAAGTACATGGATTTTGTAAAACGCATATGGCCTTCTTTCATTGAGGGCAGGCATCATAAGACATATGCAGATAAACTTCAACAAGTAGCAGATGGCAAGATTAAGCGTTTAATTGTTAATATGCCACCAAGACACACTAAATCAGAGTTTGCCAGTTATTTATTTCCATCTTGGTTGATGGGCAAAAAGCCTGATTTAAAGATTATACAAGCTACGCACACGGCAGAGTTAGCAGTTGGCTTTGGTCGTAAGGTTAAGAATTTAATTGATAGCAAGGACTTCAGAGATATATTTCCTGAAGTTAAGTTAGCTGCCGATGCCAAGGCATCTGGAAGATGGTCAACGAACAAGGGTGGCGAATACTACGCAGTTGGTGTAGGTGGTGCATTAGCTGGTCGTGGTGCCGACTTGTTGATTATTGATGATCCAGTATCAGAACAAGATGCGTTGAGTCCTACTGCACTTGATAGTATTTACGAGTGGTACACATCAGGTCCTAGACAAAGATTACAGCCAGGTGGATCTATTATTATTGTGATGACACGTTGGGGTATTAAAGATTTGACTGCAAGAGTATTACAGAAACAGGCACAAGGGGGTGCTGATAAGTGGGATGTTGTGGAGTTTCCAGCTATATTTCCTGATACTAATAATGTATTGTGGCCAGAATATTGGAGCAAAGAAGAGTTAGAGGGCGTTAAAGCCTCAATCCCCGTTAGTAAGTGGAACGCACAATATATGCAAAACCCCACTGCTGAAGAGGGTGCAATAATAAAAAGGGAGTGGTGGAATGTTTGGAATCCTAGCAATCCTCCTACTTGTTCGTATGTCATACAATCTTACGATACAGCGTTTACAAAAAATGAGCGTTCTGACTATAGTGCTATTACTACTTGGGGTATATTTACTCCAGTGGATGGTGAAGGAGATGCTATTATCTTGCTTGATGCCGAAAAAGGCAGATGGGATTTTCCAGAACTTAAACTTAAAGCACAAGAGTTGTGCGAGGCATATGATCCTGATATGATTTTAATTGAGCAAAAAGCAAGTGGTACGCCACTAACACAAGAGTTAAGACGCATGGGTGTACCAGTTACGCCATTTACACCAAGTAAAGGTGCGGATAAATTTGCTCGTATGAACGCTTGTGCTCCAGTATTTGAAAGTGGTATGGTGTGGAGACCTGATGCTAATTTTGCAGAAGAAGTTGTTGAGGAATGTGCTAGTTTTCCACATGGTGATCACGATGACTTGGCAGACTCGATGACACAGGCTATACTAAGATTCAGACAAGGTGGTTTTATAACCACACCAGATGATGAAGAGTTTGAGCCAAGCTACAGAAGAAAGATGGAGTATTACTGATGGCAATAAAAAACCCAACAAAAGATCCACTTAAAGGAATAGCCAAAGTAATACAGACAGTTGGTAGTGGCAAAACTGGTCTTAAGACAGTTGACAAACAAAAGAAGAAAGATGCCATTCTTACAAAGCGTTTGAAAAAAATAGCAAAAACAAGTAAGGTAAAAGCAAAGCCAAAGACTTTTGATATAACACCTAATCCTAAGAAAGATTCTTTTAGTGTTCAAAAGCAGTCAATTATGATGGCTAGTGAGGGTGGAGTTGTAGATATGACTAAATCAAGAATGATTAACCCAGAGACAGGAGAGTAGTATGTCAGAGAGACCAATCATCAAAGTCGATAAAGATGGCAAGATAAGACAAACTGGTAAGACTAGATTGAAAGATGGCACAATAAGGGTGCAACCCGAAGGTGGAATGAAATTTATTCCGAACAAAAAAGATGGTGGGCTTATGGAAGCCATTGAGGAAGTAAAAGCTAAAGAGATGAAAGAGGGTGGTGATCCAACAAAGGAACTTGTTGGTGGTCAAAAGAAATTGGACAAAAATAAAGATGGCAAAATTTCAGGTGAAGATTTTGCATTACTAAGAGCAAAACCCATGAAACTTGGCGGTGTTGTCAAAATGACTAAAGGTGGTGGTGTCTGTAAAGGCATGGGCATAGCAAGAGCAGGTGGAAAGTTTAAGCTTAGATAATTATGGCTATTGAAAAAGTAAATGGTGTAGAAAACCCAGAACAACCACAAGGTTTACAAATTCCGTTACCTGAAGCAGAAATAACTCCAGGCGTAACCGAACTTGATGATGGCTCTGCAATAATAGGAGAAATGCAAGAGCAAGTTCAAGCATCTATACCCGTGCCATTTAATGCCAATTTAGCAGAATACATAGACGAGGGCGACCTTGCTGTAATATCAAGCGATATAACTGGAGATATTGATGAAGACATATCATCAAGAAGAGATTGGGAAGATCAGTACAAAGGTGGTTTAGAACTACTAGGCATGAACTATGAGGATAGAGCAGAGCCTTTTGAGGGGGCATCTGGCGTAGTTCACCCATTATTAGCAGAAAGCGTTACACAGTTTCAAGCACAAGCATACAGAGAAATGCTACCAGCAAGTGGACCTGTAAGAACACACATTGTGGGGGCAGAAAACCCAGAGTTACTCGCACAAGCAGAGCGTGTTAAAAATTACATGAATTATCAAATAACTTATGAAATGGAAGAGTATGATCCAGAGTTAGATCAAATGTTATTTTATCTTCCAATTGTAGGTTCAGCATTTAAAAAAATTTACTTTGACCCTTCAATGCAAAGAGCTGTTTCTAAGTTTGTTCATGCAGAGGATTTAATTGTTCCTTACAATGCAACAGACCTTAAAACATCTACACGCATTACTCATGTTGTCCGTATGGATAAAAATGAGATTAGAAAGTTACAATTGCAAGGGTTTTACAAGGATATAGATTTACCCTCATCTGATAGTGGAGGATCAAATTATGATGAGGTCAAAGAAACAATTGACGACATACAAGGCGTAGAAAAAGGTTCAAGTTACAATGAAGAGATAACATTATATGAAGTTCACACAGATTTAGATTTAATTGGCTTTGAAGATATAGGCCAAGACGGAGAGCCTACTGGATTAAAGATGCCCTATGTTGTCACCATAGTGGAGAAATCTGGTGAAATATTATCAATCAAAAGGAATTTCAATGAAGGTGATCCGTTCCGTAGGAAGATCCCTTATTTTGTTCATTATAAGTTCTTACCTGGTCTTGGCTTTTATGGCTTTGGCCTTACTCATATGATAGGTGGCTTATCAAGGGCTTCTACTTCAATACTAAGACAACTTATAGACGCAGGCACATTATCTAACTTGCCTGCAGGATTTAAAGCAAGAGGTGCAAGGATCAGAGATGACGAGTCTCCACTAAATCCTGGCGAGTTCAGAGATGTAGATATGGTGGGTATGGATTTGCGTCAAGCAATCATGCCTTTGCCATTTAAGGAGCCATCTCAGACCTTGTATTCTTTACTTGGAACATTAATAGATTCTGGTAGACGCTTTGCTTCTATGGCCGATATGAAAGTTGGCGAGATGCAAGGGAACGCACCAGTTGGCACGACAATGGCTATTATGGAACGTGGCACAAAGGTTATGTCTGCTATACATAAGCGTCTGCATTATTCACAAAAGATAGAGTTTAAATTACTAGCTCGTATATTTGCTATGGATGTACCTATGTACCCATATCAAGTACCAGGAGCACCACCTGAAATTAAGCAAACAGACTTTGATGACAGAATAGATATATTACCAGTTTCTGATCCTAATATCTTTTCTATGTCGCAACGTATTGCTTTAGCACAAACACAACTACAATTAGCACAAAGTAATCCAGATATACATGGACCTAATGGTATGTATCAAGCATATAGAAAAATGTATGAGGCTTTAGGCGTAAATAACATTGATGCAATATTACAACCACCTCCACAACCAATGCCTATGAATCCTGCAAAAGAAAATCAAGAGGCGTTAAAAGGTGGTTCGTTGAACGCTTTTCCAGAACAAAATCATCAAGCACATATTACTGCACACTTAGCAATGATAAGCACACCAGTTGCACAAGCCAATGCTGCAATTATTATGACCTTGCAAGGACATATTTCTGAACACATAGCAATGATGTCTGAATTACAAGCACAACAAGAAGTTTTGGCACAAGTGCCACCAGAGCAACAAGCAATGATGCAACAAGACCCTAACGCCATGAAAGCTATGCAAGATCAAATAGCATCAAGGAGTGCAGAGTTGGCAGCTGAGATACAAGAGCAATATGCACAAGCATTAACTCCACCACCGAGTGAAGACCCACTTGTAACAATTAGAAAACAAGAGTTGGCACTTAGAGGTCAAGAGATAGCACAAAAGCAAGATCAATTTGATTCAAAGCAAACTCTTGAGAGAGAAAAGGAAAGAAATGATATTCTACTTGATCAACAAAGATTAGATCAACAAGAAGAGTTAGCTAATCAAAGAGATCAAACAACTAGAGATATTGCTGCAATGAAAGCTATGAAAGGATAAATTATGGTTAGTTCAATCAGAGAAAAAATTTGGGAAGTTGAAAAACAAAAGAAAAGACAAAGAAGACTTGCAAAAGAAGGAGTTGTAGATGCCGTTGAAGAAAGGATCGAGTCAAAAGACAATCAGCAAGAACATACGCAAGTTGAGGAAAGAGAAGTACCCACAGAAACAAGCGATAGCGATAGCGTTGTCGAAAGCGGGGAAATCAAAGCCAAAATCAACAAGCCGAAAAAAAAGTCCAAAAAAGCCACAAAGAAAGAGTAGTGGTGGCATGATTAAAAAGTTTTCACCTATAGCCAAACCACAAAGGTTTCAGGGCATATTTTAATGGAGTTATCCGATAGATCCAGCAACAATATCATTGGCCGTTGGGGTCGCCTCAAAAGCATTTGATGCTATAAAAAGAGGCTTCGCGGTAGGTCGTGATATTGAGCAAATGTCTGGAGATATCGGTAGATGGATGGGAGCTGTGTCAGATGTTGACAACGCTGAAAAACAAGCTAAGAACCCTCCCCTGTTTGGCAAGTTGTTTAAAGCTGGATCAATTGAGGAAGCAGCTCTCGCTGCTTATGCAGCCAAGAAGAAACTTGAGGAACAAAGGTACGAACTCAAGATGTTTTTAAATATGACTTATGGCCCATCAGCATATGATGATTTGTTGAAAATGGAGGGTCAAATAAGAAAACAAAGACAAGAAACAGTTTACAAACAACAACAACTTCGAAGACAGATAGGTGAAGCTATTGCTTGGCTAGTGGTTGTCAGTATCGTAGGTGGATTTGCTGTTTTGGTTGCTGGTATTTGGATGAAACAAGCTAGAGCAGAGAACTACATACAGATGACAGAGGATTATAAATACAAACCTAGAGATTACACAAAAAAACAAAAAATATGGCAAGGTAAAATTAAAAAAAAAAATACACTACTTGCAGACTTGCAAAGCGTATAAAATCAAAAACTGGTATGATGGCGTGTATATATAAAGGTGGTAATGAAACTTACGAAATGATGATAGAAAGTTGGTGTCCTAAAAAATTTAAATGTGTTTATAATCCTTGGCAAAAAGAACCAAACATTGATGATGTAATAAATTCTTTAAATAGTGTGGCAAAAAATAAATGACAGAAGAAAAAAAGAAGTCTTTAGATTTAAAATTAGGTGAAAACAGTTTCGAGTTAATTTTAAGAATATTAGGCAACGAGTTTGTTGCAATAAAGATTGGCTCAACTAATTTTTCTGGTAAACTAATAGCTGGTGGTATTTTATTATTGTTTTTTACTTTTATGATATTAGAGGTGTTTGGATTAAATGAGGCATTGATGAAATGAACGTAGAAACTTTTTTGAAATGGAAAATTCTTCCTAGGCTAATGATGCTTGTTAGCACATTAATGTCTTGGAGATGTGCAGAATGGTTCATGCAACTCGATTCACCAACTGCTAGTCAATCCGCCTTCGTATCAGTCGTTATGGGTGTTATGACAGGCGTTTTCGGTATTTGGATGGGTCACGAACACAAAGGAGATAATTATGGCATTAGCACCAAAAAAGAAAAGTAAAATTAAAAAGGTTATTAAAGGTTTAAAAAAAGCCTCTAAGCTTCATAAGGGTCAAGCAAAAACATTAAAAAGTATTATAAATGGCAAAAAGAAAAGATCCTAAAACTGGTACAGGTAAAAAACCAAAAGGAAGTGGCAGAAGGTTATATACTGACGAAAATCCCAAAGATACTGTTAGTATAAAATTTGCAACACCAGCCGATGCCCGTGCAACTGTGAGAAAAGTTAAAAAAATTAATAAGCCATATGCTAGAAAAATACAAATACTTACAGTCATGGAGCAGAGAGCAAAGGTAATGAAAAAGTCAGAGGTTGTCAGAATTGCAAAATCTGCAAAAGAATCTTTGAAACGTGCTAGAAAAAAATGACTGTATTTATGCTTATGTGTTATCTTAATGATAATTTTAATGGTGGGATATACTTTAAAAACATAAATGATTGCTTGTATTATTCGGAAAGATTAAGTAATCAAAAAATAGAGGTGCCGATAAAAGTTGATAATTATGAATGTATGTGTAAACTCATACCAAGTCTTGATGATAAAAAAGTTAAGGTTTATTAGGAGGTAGCAATGTTACAAGCACTTATAGGTCCAGTTACTGGACTACTAGATAAATTTATTCCCGATGCAGACAAAAAGGCAGAACTCGCTCATAAGATAGCCACAATGTCTGAAAGACACGCCCAAGAATTGGCACTTGCTCAAATAGAAGTTTTAAAAGAAGATGCTAAAGGTAACTGGTTTCAATCGTCTTGGAGACCCTTGATTGGTTGGATTTCAGGCCTATCGCTTGGTATAAATTATATGGTGGCACCAATTTGTGCAGGTTTTGGAATAACGATACCTCAAGCCGATATGTCCGTGATGATGCCTTTGATGTTTGGTATGCTTGGAATTGGTGGAATGAGATCATACGACAAGATGAAAAAAACTGACACAAAAAAATGAGTCAAGAAAAAGAAGTTAAAATTTGTTGGATTCATAAAATCGCTATGAAAGAAATAGTGCATGAAGAACCAATACCGACTGTAGGAATGTATAAATTTAAAGAATATAAATGTCCTATGTGTGCCAATTTATATCAAGAAGAAGATTTATAACAGTGTTAAAAAAACATTTTTGGAAAAAAGATTTAAAAGACTTTTCAAAAAAAGAATGGGAAGCTTTATGTGATAGATGTGGAAAATGTTGTTTAATTAAATTGGAAGATGATGGAAAAATTTTCTACACAAGTATAACATGTCAATTACTTTGCACTAAAACAGCACAATGTAGAGATTACAAAAATAGAAAGAAAAAAGTAAAAGAATGTGTTGTGTTAAGCTATCAAAATTTAGATGCACTTAATTGGATGCCTGAAACTTGTGCATATAAGTTAATAAATGAAAAAAAACAATTACCTAATTGGCACTACTTAATACATGGTAATTTTGAAAAAATGACAAAAGAAAAAATGTGTGTTACAGATCAGGCAACGAATGAGTTACATGTTAAAGAGAAAGACTTTAGTAAATATGTTACACATTGGAATTAATTATGGATGCAGTTAAATTAGCAGAACATACATTAAAGAACATTCGCAAAAGACAAGATGATTTAACACAGTCTTTAGCAGATGGTTCGATAGACTCTATTGAGGACTATCGGTTTATTACAGGTCAGATACGAGGCATGACTTGGGTAATAGAAGAAATCAGAACCTCGATGAAAGGCATTGAAGATGACTAAAAAACTATACGTTCCCGACAGACTGTTGGCAAAAAACGTCAACCCAACTCCATCAGCTATAAGCAAAGGCTTTAAGAGTGATGAAGAAAACAAAAATCAAGACGATCCATCAAAATTGGATAGTTCAACACTTGATAGACTTCCACAACCAACTGGTTATAGGCTTTTGGTAATACCATATTACCCAAAAGAGAAAACCAAAGGTGGAATATACATACCTGACGCAACTAGAGAGAGAGAATCTTTTGCAACAGTTGTAGCTTATGTTGTCAAAATGGGTCCAGACGCATATAAAGATTCTGATAAATTCCCAAATGGAGCATACTGTTCTGAGAAAGAATGGGTACTTATGGGTAGATATGCTGGAAATAGGTTCAAAGTGGAAGGACTTGAGCTAAGAATCATAAATGATGATAATATTATTGCAAAAATACTTGATCCAACAGATATTTCTTATGTATAGTGGAGGGCATAATGAACGAAGCACAAGAACAAATTAAAGAAGATACAATTGAAGACGAAAAAATTTTAGTCGATATTGAAGAATCTGAATCAAAAAAAGAAGAGCCTTCAAAAATTGAGGCTAAAGAAGGAGAGCGAACAGATGTTCGCTCAGATAATCAAGAAGAAGAACTCGAAAATTATTCTGAAAATGTACAAAAGCGTATTAATCAACTAACAGCTAAAAGAAAACAAGCTTTAGAAGAGGCAGATGCTGCTTATAGATATGCCGAAGAACAAAAAAAGAAAAATGAAGAGTTACAAAGTAAACTATCTCAACTTAATAATGGTTACACTACAGAGTTTGGTAGCAGAATTGAGGCACAAACTGCTAGTGCAAAAAAACTATATAAGGAGGCTTTTGATGCTGGAGATGCTGAAAAAATGTCTGAAGCGAGTGACCTTATGGCTAAACTTGCTATTGAAAATGAAAGACTTAGAATCCAAAAGATCAGAGCAGAGCAAGACAATGCAACTCAAACAGATGAGGGACAAAGTAAAGAAGTCCAACCTCAAGCGAGGCAGACCCAAGAAAAACAAGAGTTAGATCCAAAATTGCAAAATTGGTTGGATAAAAATACTTGGTTTGCTAAAGACATGGTTATGACCAGAGGTGCTCAAGCCTTACATGAAATAGTTGTTTCAGAAGGTTTTGATCCATCAACAGAAGATTACTATAAGGAAATAGACAAAAGATTAAGAGTTGAGTTTCCACAAAAGTTTCAGAGTGACAGGAAAGTCGCCCAGACTGTCGCACCTGCAAACGGCAAAGCCGTAACAAGTGGGCGGAAAAAGCAAATAGAACTTACCCCTGGGCAAGTGGCATTTGCAAAAAAAATGCGTATACCTTTAGAGCAATATGCTAAAGAGGTAGCAAAAATAGAAAAAAGAGGAGCCTAATATGGTGGATAGAAGCAATCGAGAAACTGCAACTCGTGAAAAGCAGGAAAGAAAAAAGTCTTGGACACCGCCATCTCAATTAGATGCTCCACCAGCACCTGTAGGTTACAAACATAGGTGGATAAGAGAACGAGTTATGGATTACGATGATAAAGCAAATATCTATAAGCGGCAAAGAGAGGGTTATGAATTAGTTCGTGCTGAAGATTATCCCGATTTTGATGCTCCCGTGGTTGATGAAGGCAAAAATGCTGGAGTAATTGGTCAAGGAGGGCTTTTATTAGCACGGATTCCCAATGAAATTGTTGAAGAAAGAAATCAATATTTTAGGGATAAAACTAATACCCAGATGGAGGCTGTTGATAGAGATTTAATGAAAGAATCAAATCCTGCAATGCCAATATCTAAAGAAAGAAAGTCTCAAGTTCACTTTGGTGGCAAGAGGCAAAGTTAATAAATTATTACTACGGAGAGTGTAATGGCAAATCAAGATGCTGCTTTCGGTATGAGGCCAATCAGAATGATAGGAGGTGCTCCTTGGACTGGTGGTCAAAGCCGTTATAGAATAGCTGCCAATTACGGAACTAGTATTTTTCAAGGCGACATGGTCGCTCAAGTAACTGGAGGTGGTGTAGAAGTACACGCTGATGGTGGTACTGTTCCGATAGTTGGAGTTTTCAATGGTTGTAGATTCACAGATCCTACAACGGGAAAAGAAACTTTTTCCAACTTTTATCCAGCAAGTACGAATGCGTCAGATATTGAAGCTTTTATTATTGACGATCCAAACGTCATTTTTGAAATTCAATGTAACGCTGCATTTCCAATTGCTGACTTATTTGGTAACTTTGACATTGTTTATACAAGTGCAGGATCTACTGTAACGGGTATTTCAGGAGCTGAATTGAATGTTAGCGATGGTGCAACCACCGCAACTTTATCAGTTAAAGCGATTGACATATCTCAAGATCCAGAAAATAACGATGTTTCATCAGATGCAACTAATGTCTATGTTGTGATTCAAAATCACATATTTGGACAGAAGTCTGCAGGATTAGCGTAAGGGAGGTTGAACTATGGCTATATCACGAGCACAACTAGTTAAAGAACTAGAACCTGGTCTTAACGCTTTATTCGGCATGGAATATGATCGTTATGATCAAGAGCATACAGAAATATTTGACACCGAATCTTCAGACAGAGCGTTTGAAGAGGAAGTAATGTTAAGTGGATTTGGCAATGCTTCAACAAAATCAGAAGGATCTGGTGTACAATTTGATCAAGCAAATGAAGTTTATACTTCAAGATACACAATGGAAACTATTGCTTTAGCTTTTGCATTAACAGAAGAGGCAATGGAAGACAATTTGTATGATCAACTTGGAGCTAGATATACAAGAGCGTTGGCTAGATCAATGGCTCATACCAAGCAAGTAAAAGCCGCAGCTGTATTGAACAATGCTTTTGATTCAAGCGTCACTGGTGGTGACGGCAAAGAACTTTGTGCAACAGATCACCCATTAGGTGGTGGTGGTACATTTAGAAATGAACCATCAACAGCGGCAGATCTTAATGAAACTTCATTAGAAAATGCTTTGATTGACATTTCACAATTTGTTGATGAAAGAAACATGATTGTTGCATTAAGAGGAATGAAGTTAATCGTTCCACCTGCATTGCAATTTGTTGCAGACAGACTGCTTGAGTCAACTCTAAGAGTTGGTACATCTGATAATGATTTAAACGCTATTAAAAATAGAGGAATGATACCAGATGGGTACACCATTAATCATTTCTTGACTGACACAGATGCGTTTTTCTTAAAAACAGATGCACCTAATGGCTTTAAATACTTTGAAAGAGTGCCTTTAAGCACAAGTATGGAAGCCGACTTTGACACTGGAAATATGAGATATAAAGCTAGAGAGCGTTATGCTTTTGGCTTTTCTGATCCAAGATGTGTCTTTGGTTCTCCAGGAGCTGCCTAAAAATATTTACATATTTTTTAAGGGGTCTTTTCAGACCCCTTTTTTTTGTGTATACTAAAATTACCTTGACGAAGAATTAACTTCGACAACAGCCAAGACAAGGAGAAATACATGGCTAATACAACTTTTACGGGTCCTATTCGATCTGAATCTACGATCAAAACTATTAGTAAAAATGCAACTACAGGCACAATCACTGAAATAACAACACTTGGTGATGGACCTGTTAGCCTTTCTGATGGTGACGTAACTCTTACAAATGCAACTCACAGTGGAAGAATTTTACTTGTTCCAGACGGAACTCAAGATAATACATATACACTTCCAGCACCTATAGCTGGATCAGTATTTAGATTTGTATATGCAGGAGGAGCGGCTGATGGTACAGACGCTATCATAGTTACTCCGGGAAATACAAATTTTTATATCGGTAATATAACTTTTCACGATCAAGATGGTAATGCAATAAGTGCTGTATTTCCAGATGGTAATTCAGAAAGTAGTTTCCAAATAAATGTTCCTCAAGCATTTGATGTGACAATAGTTGGAAAGGACACAACTAATTATCAAATTTTTGGTAGTGTTACATCAACGACTGCTCCAGCTTTTGCTGATCAATAATAGGAGAGTAATATGGCAGATGCAGTTGCCTCACAAACTTTAGTTGATGACATAAAAATAGCTGTTTTCAAATTTACCAATATATCAGATGGTTCGGGCGAAAGTGCTGTAAAAAAAATAGATGTTTCTGCTTTAGCTACAAATCAAAGAGGACAAGCTTGTACAAGAGTTACTATAGATGAAATATGGTGGCAGTGTAATGGCATGAAGGTACAAGTTTTGTTTGATGCTTCAACCGATCTATTGTGTATTGAGTTAGGCGAAAATCAAAGTGGACATCACGATTACTCAAGCTTTGGTGGTTTAACAAACAATGCTGGATCGGGAGTAACTGGTGATATTTTGTTTACAACTGTTGGACATTCATCGGCAGACACCTACACTATTACGATGAAGGTTAGAAAGAGCTACGAGTAATGGCTAGAAAGCCCGACAAACAGCCACCTAAAACAAAAAAGTATTTCCGCTCCACAAAGAAAGGAGCGGGAATGACAAAAGCAGGTGTCGCTCGTTATAGGAGAGAAAATCCTGGCAGTAAGTTAAAAACTGCCGTTACTGGCAAAGTAAAAGCTGGTAGCAAGGCAGCTAAAAGACGTAAATCATTTTGTGCTAGAAGTGCAGGTCAAATGAGAAAGTTTCCAAAAGCAGCGAAAGATCCAAATAGCCGTTTGAGACAAGCAAGAAAAAGATGGAAGTGCTAAATGACTAGTAAAGAATTGTTAAAAATGTTGGAAAAACATGAGTCAGTGTGTAACGCTAGATTTGATGGTATAAATAATAAACTTAATAAACTTGATACTCGGTTATGGGGAATATATGGAGTAATTATTGGTGTTGCAGTTCTTGAGAAGTTTTTTTAATGGTAATGGGAAGGTCGCAAATTTCTCGACAAGTCTCAAAACCACCACAGAAAAGGAAATGGAGTAATGCTAGGAAGAGGAAAATCAATTGCAAACGACCTAAAGGATTTTCTGAAAAAGCACATTGTGCCTCTAAAAAAAGGAGAGGTAATAAGAGGTGAGCCAATAAAAGATTGTCCTAAATGTATGAAAAGAATTTATTGGTGTACATGTTGGAAAGTATTGAAAGGAAGATATTATGCCTAAAGACGCTTGTTATCATAAAGTTAAAGCTCGTTACAGAGTTTTTCCATCAGCTTATGCTTCAGGGGCCATAGCAAAATGCCGAAAGGTAGGAGCAGCCAACTACGGAACTGGTGGTAAAAAGAAAGCTAAAAAGAAAGCAGAGGGTGGTGTAATAGAGTTAAAAAATGGTGGTAATGTGCCAAAAAGAACTCGCAAAAGAAAATCCAAAAATCCAAACATTGCAAGAGGTTGTGGTGTGGTTATGGCAAATAGAAGAAAAGTTACAAAGTTTAGATAATGGCAGTCAGAAAAACTAAAGCAGGTTTGGCACTTAAGCGTTGGTTTAAAGAAGATTGGAAAGATCAAAGAACTGGTAAAAAGTGTGGTAGACAGAAAGGGGAGAAAAGGGGTACACCTTATTGCAGGCCCTCAAAAAGAATATCTAGCAAAACCCCTAAAACTGGTTCAGAGATGACTAAATCAGAAAAACGCAAACGTATTTCACAAAAAATTAGATTAGGTCAACCAGCAGGTAGACCAAGAAGAGTTCAAGCGGCAAGAAGAAAAAAGAAAAAATGATACAAGAACATAAAATTTGTAAAGAAATTAAAGCTTGGTCAAAATATGCCTTGGAAAAACCTAACGAGAACTATAATAATTTACCCTCATGTCCTTATGCAAAGTCTGCTTGGAAAAACAACAAAGTAGGTTTTGCTATAAAGGCCACAAAAAATTATGACATAGTTTATACACTAATAAATAAATTTCATGATTCTAAAGATTTAGTGATAGTTATTGATTTATCTTATGAAAATAATGACATTTTTCATAATAACTTAACTAATTTAAATAGATTAATACATGAGGATAAGTTTGACCAAAATGATATTTGGTTAATGGGATTCCACCCTGATGATGATGTAAATGAGCTAATTGACAATGGCACTTTTGCAGAAATTGTTGAGGAGGAATATGCTTTGATTTTCGTACAAAGATTAACAAAGCTTCAAGAGAGTGCAAATAAATTGAAGAAACTTGGTTATTATGATAAATATTATAATGAATACAATGTTGAAGATATTTATGAGCAAAGACAACAATACTACAATAATCTTAAAAGGAGATTAAAATGGCAATGAGTCCTAGAAAAATGAACGCTATGGGCGATCAATTAAAAAAAGCAGCTAAAATGATGGCTGGTGGTAAGGTAAAAAAAATGATGGGTGGTGGTGCTACTAAAAAAATGCGTGGTGGTGGCATGGCTAAAAAAATGAAAAAAGGTGGTAAAGCTTAATGACAACATCAAGCTCAACAAACTTCGAATTAGATGTAGCAGAATACATTGAAGAAGCTTTTGAGAGATGTGGCTTAGAGGCTAAGACAGGCTACGATTTGCAAACTGCAAGACGTTCTATCAATATTATGTTGGCAGAGTGGGCAAATCGTGGCCTCAATCAATGGACTATTGAGCAGAGGACACAAGCTCTTACAGCAGACGATTCTGAATATAGTCTTGGAACAGATTTAATTGATATATTGTCTTTAGTTGTAAGGCGTAGTGGCACAGATTTTACGATGACAAGAATTAGTCGTGATGCTTTTTTAAACCTACCTAACAAAACTTCAACTGGAAGACCTACGCAATATTTTTTAGATAGACAAATTACTCCTAATCTTAAGTTGTTTCCAACACCTGAAAACAGCACAGATGTAATTGTTTATGATGCACTAACACGGATACAAGATGCCGATACACAAGTTAACACGATGGAAATACCATTTAGATTTTTTCCATGTTTTACTGCTGGTTTGGCATATTATATAGCTATGAAAAAAGCACCAGATAGGATTCAATTATTAAAAACTGTCTACGAGGAAGAGTTTGATAGGGCAATGGCCGAAGATAGAGATAGATCTGCGTTTAACGTAGTGCCAAAATTAGATTATTATAAGGTTGGATAATGGCTTTCGCTAGTGGTAAATATGCTTACAGAATATCAGATAGATCTGGTTTTAGGTATAAAATTAAAGATACTCGTAAAGAATGGAACGGATCTATTGTTGGTAAGGATGAATATGAAGAAAAGCACCCACAATTAGAGCCCGCCAATGTCAGAGCTGATAATGAAGCCATAAGAGAAGCGAGGCCAGATAGGACTGAAACAGCAGTCCCAAATCTATTACCACTTAATCCTTTTTCAACAACTGTTAGTTCTGCAACTGTAACAGTAAATGAGCCAAATCATGGGCGATCAACAAATGATACAGTTAGATTTAGAGATGTAATTAGCGTTGGAGGTATATCTGCAACAACAATTAATTCTGCATCTGGATTTACAATAACAAATATAGATACGAATAATTATTCGTTTTCAGCAGGAGTTTCTGCAACATTTACACAGAAAGGTGGTGGAGGATCTGCAAGTGCAGGGCCTACATCAATAACAAGCTAATGAGCTTTACACTTGCAACACTTAAAACAGCTATTCAAGATTATACAGATAATAGTGAAACTAGTTTTGTAAATAATCTATCAAATTTCATAAAAGCTGCTGAGGAAAAAATATTTAAAGGTATTGATTTAGATATTTTTAGAAAAAATGTTACAAGTGCATTTACATCATCAGATGCTTTTCTTACAGTTCCTTCTGATTATTTAGCTTCATTTTCTTTACAAATAACTACATCTGGTTCAGAAAGTTTTTTACTACAAAAAGATGTTAACTACTTAAGAGAATATACACCTTCATCATCCACAACTGGATTACCAAAATATTATGCAAGATTTGATACAAATAATTTTATTGTGGCACCAACTCCAGACTCTAATTACAATATAGAGTTGCATTATTATTATAGACCTACAAGTCTTACTGCTGGTGCAGATAGTGGAACAACATGGCTAAGTACAAACGCACCTTTTGCTTTACTTTACGGATCTTTAATAGAGGCGTATTATTACATGAAGGGTGAGCCTGATGTAATTGCACAATATGAAAAAAATTATGTTTTTTATTTACAAAGACTTAAAGATTTAGGGGAAGCAAGAGAGAACGAAGATGCTTACAGACAAGGACTACCGAGAGCACAAAGGACATAGGAGTAGAAAATGGCAACAGCAAATGCAGCAACCACTTTTTTAGAGAATAGACTTTTAAGTCTTATTTTTAAAAACAACGCAGCATCATTTAGTTCACCGGGAGATAATATCTTTGTTGGATTAGCCACGGCAGTATCGAACTTTAATGACTCAACTGGTGAATCTGGAGATCCTACAATAACAGAAGCTACCTTTACTAATTATGCAAGGCAACAAGTTGCAGCATCTGGGTGGACATTGACAACAGAATCTGCAAACACACAAAGTTGTACTAACGCATCTAAT